CTTTCGATACCTTCTTCCCTCACGAGTGCGGCGATGTCACCTTTGATATCCTCGAGGTTAGGAATCATTGCGCGAATCGATTCGCGCCTGGTTGTTCTCCTTGTCTCGAGGTCTGCGATAACGTCCGCGGTGGCTGCGTGTGGGTCTTCGTCGAAGCGCCGCTTTTGCTCTTCTATCCGTGCTGCGGTTTCCTCCTCTGTTTCCGGTTTAACCTTCTTCCTGAGATCGCCTAATTCTCTCGCCTGCCTTTGGATAAAGGCTTCCTTATCCAACACCTGTTTTCGGAGTTTCGTGATCTCCTCTGGTGTTAGCGGAACAACCGCTACGCTCAATGCTGCCGTTGTCGCAGCACTCGAGGCAACCGATGTTGCTCCTGTTTCTACTGCGCTTTCCGCTGTGCCAGGGCCGAGTTTCTGTGCCAACTCTGCATCTGTGAGTTGAGTAACATCAACCTCTGCTTCGCTTTCTGCTGCTGTCTCTAAAGCCTCCTTAATCGGTTCTGCCATAAACTGTTCCCTCCTTTGGGTTTCTTAGTGTGAAAGTATTCCCTCTACGGGTATCCTATTGAATCGTTTTGAACGACTCGAACATCTGAAATAACAAGCGAGGTTGTACCTCCCTCTGAAATATAATACTGATACGACATGGCAAAAGTTAGGTGTTTATGCAATAAACTTCCCATTGCCAAATCAACGTCGTTTTCTCCCCAAGTAGGTATGTCGACAGTGGCGTTGGGGGGTGATTGTTTCGCCCGTGTCGTATATTCTGCATCCGTATAAATGTCCGCCATGACCTGATTGTATGCTCCTGGCCAGAGAAATATTCTGCGAAGTTTCACGTAATATTGAGTTCCAAGTAACGGACCAGCAGCACAATAGGTGAATTCGTTATGGTTAAGCGCGCCCGCATACAAAAGGAACCGGGTTGCATCTGCGGCGTCATAGCTAACAAAGCATCCGGGGCCCCCGGATGCGCCGCCGCCCATACCCTCCATACATGCTGCCTCGCCACCATTTGTGAGAAAAACAATTCCCATGGGCTCAAAGTTCTGTGATATCGCAGTTACCTTGAGGCCGAAACGTATTTCGACGTTTTTCTTATACTTGCCTCCTCCCCCCGTCCAATAATCATAATGTGGAAAATAACAGGTTGTGTGGGCCGGATAGATATCAGTAAGTGTAATTGAATTCTCGTCATAAGTGAGATTATTCTCGCTATCGTGCCCGTGTTCGTTGTCCCAGGTGGTGAAATTTATAAGAGGAATATCTTGCCACCTCTCGGGGCGCGGGAACCTTCTAAATGGCTGCTTTACGGTACGGTCTTTGCGTCGAAACATCCCTTACTCCGTTTCGTAATAGATTTCGATCAAGCCCTCGGCGTCGAGTTCCGTGTTATTGACTAAAAGAATCTGTAACAACCCAGAAACAAAACGCGCGCCGTAAGTGGTGCCAAACAGAAGCGGAAATGCCTGCTCTGGGGTCGTCTCCGCCCTATCCGCCAACGTTCCCCCCATAATATCAAGCCCGGTTGAGGGAGGGTGCAACATAGTGATATCGTATGCAGGGGTCGGCGAAGTAACCGTATCCGGAGTCGTTACAACCATAAAGATCCAACCCTTAATACTGACATTAAAGGCGGCGAGACTACCGTCTCCTGTGTCAACGACAAAGGCTATTTTCTTTTTCCGAACCGTATGACTCAATACTTCATCCGTTATTGTTACAACCTGGTCATTGTTAGCTGGCATTTACTTTCCTCCTCCCTGCGCCGGTCCCTGTCCGGGCAACGGCTGTAGACTTTGCGGGTTTACACCCGACTTGATAAGTTCAACCTGACGCGTCTTCTCTGCTTCCTCTGCCTTGGCGCGCTGCATCGCTATCATCGATGCTTTTACTTTTTCCTTGTCCGGTAGATCGGAAAGGTCAACCAAAACCTCCGGCGGAACCTGCACACCTACCTTGGCGGCCTCGAGCCAGACGATAAAGTTACCTTGCCGGTTAGTAGGCGAATAAGCCGACTCCGAACATGCAACATCATATTTCGTTAAATCAACGTTTGCAAGCAATTCCTTTAACACAGCCGGATCGTATTGTGGACTCCCCATTGTGGGGTTTTCTTTTAAAAGTTTCTCCATCTGACTCCCCGGCGGAACCTGCGGAGGTTCCAAGACCGAGCCCCGCGACGCCTGGTTCTCAAGTATCCGGATCATCCGGTCAACATCGTAAACCTTCTGGATGTATGCGGCAATCATGCGCCCGAGCTTTCGCTTGGCCAGGGATAAATTGTCAAACAAGAACTCGTTACCTATTAGGCCTTGACGTTGCCGGCGTACAATAGCAATACCCGAACTCTCGCCCTGCTGTTGGCCCAGGAGTTCGGTGTTAACATTCATGATCTCTTTTATCTTCGCCGAAGCTAGGGCCTCATAATTGGCCAACTCGTTGGGGAACTTTGTTCCCTCAACCTTTAATGGGACATTTTTTATGTCCCGTATCTTCTGTAAGAAACCGGCGCGGGCGCTGTTGGTTTCGAAGTTTTTCTGCTCCTTCAAGTTTAAGAAGGTCTGGTCATCGTAAAACCACCCATACGCGGCCATACGGTTAAGAATGTCAACGGCCTGCGAATGCCGCTTATTAATCTCGCGCTGAGGATCCTTGGCGCTATCTACCTTTCCCCAGACCTTTATGCCCCGTTTCTTCGCATAAATCGGGATAATATGAAAATCCTGTTTCGCAAGGTCCGGATAGTCATCCTCTAGGAGGATGTGGTTTATAATTGTCGTAACCCTCATGCGATGCTTTTTTACTGGCACGACATTAAATGAAGATATCGTAGAGGCTGACCTGATGTCGTTTTCCGCCCAGAACTCGGTGCTCTTGTAAACGCCGTCGCCGGCATTAACAAGAATTTTAACGGTGCGGGGCACCCTACGCCAGCACTCGACAACGCGAAACCTTTTCTTTGCAATGTCAACATAATTCGCGTTCTTGGTGTCTCCCTTGCCGCTAACTTGCCAGGACGCTGCGTTCGGGCTTTCAAACTGATCCGGGCGCACGCGCTCGTGGGTATCTTTGTCGTTAAACACCATATCGTATTCGGCCTCGATCTGTGCCGCCTTCTCCGGCCACATGTTCTTGATAAAGCCCCGGTTATGCCATTGATGCTTCACAAGATAGTCGAGGTCCTGCAAGTCCTTGCGTTGATGAGGGCCATAGGTTACTTGCTTCCAGGGATACCATTCTACCTTAATGTCCCCTTCTACGTTAGATTGATAATCAACGCGGACCTCGATGTTCCCGCGCCCGGTGACCATGCTATCCTCGAAAGACTCTGTTTCCTCGTGCTCGTAATTGCTCTGCTCGAGAATATTCTTAACCAGTACGTTAAGAATATCTGCGGTGGTTGCGTCCCCTTCTTCTACAGGGTAAAATTTAATGTCGAGGCGGTTTTGCCGCTGATGTCCAGATAGAATGTCGAGTTTCGGCTCGATCTCGTTAATCGTTAGGGCTGCGCGGTCTTCGGTCTTAAGTTTATCTTTTATCGCCTTGTCCCACTGACCGAAACCAGAATAGAAATCCTCAGACTCTTCGCCCCGCTTGCGATAATCGGACTCGTTTTCAAGAGCCTCATCGAATAAGCTCCGTACATCCGCCACAACATCAGCATCGTCTTCGTCGATCTTTGGAATTGCATCTATTTCGGGGCCAATATTGTGCGTATGCCCGTCGGGTGCCTGCCCCAGCGCTGGTTGCAAGGGCATCTGCTGTTGCCCCGGTATCCCCGGCGAACCCTGCATAAGTCCCGGACCGGCGGCGGCTGGGTCTGCTGCGCCTGTTTCGACCGGCCACTCAAGTTGGTGGGTGTGTTTCATGTCAAATGAAACTTCCCCGCGCCGCGCTTGCTGATTGATATAGACGGTGTGGTAGTGAGAACCTCGGTTCTTGCCCGCCTTGTCTGTCTTGAAAAAGCCTGTTTCTAACTGGCCATCCATGTATGTTCTCCTAACTGTCTCGCTCTGAGACGCTTAAGGTCTACGCTTTCCCAGTAGTCCTTCTGGTCACTGGGCACCCTAAAAGCAGAGTCATCGAGAAACATAGAAAGCATTAGCGCGTCGGCATCGTTTGGCGAGGCAATGCCCCGGCGCACCATGTCCTCTTTTGACTCAATTTTAATCTTCCCGTTGCTCTCGGTTTTCCATTTAATAACCGATAGCTGAGCTATAAGCTCATCGTCGTTAGGGATTGAAATCGCGCCCTCTTCAAACATCGTTCGCAACTTCCACCATAACTCGTCGCGCAAGCGCATAAACCTTTCAGGATTCCTGGGAGAGCGTCGTACATCTGCCGCGAAAACTCGTTGATGTCCGAGTTCTTGTAGGCGGTTATAAACCCCGAGGCCGATGCCGATGTTGTCAACGCAACATCCCTGGAAGTTCTCGAAGAGGTTGAGTTCGAGGGAAACATTTCCCGTGAGTTCCATGGTTTGTTTGGTGTTGACACGTTTAATCTCCTCTACCTTGGGGCCGCAGCGCCGTATAATGCTCGAGTGGTCACCGCCGGCGCCTGCATCTACGCCAAATATAATTGGATCAGTATCGCAGTTTTCTATCGGTCTATCGACTGCATCCTGTATCCATTCCCATGGAATCAAGGTATCATCTGAAGCCAGGGGCGGCAGGCCCAGAACGCGAATCCTGTAGGGATTGCTATCTCGCCCATACTTTTTGGCCATGCGCTCGATGAAGATTTTCTCAACGAGCGTCGAATCCTCTGAGTTCCATCTAAAACAAACGAAATCTGACCGGTTCTGCTGCTGTGATGCAATCGCAAACCCCTTGTCCCGCGTAGGGTTAAAGACAAGGAGCATGAAGTTGACTTTGCCGGTTAAACCACCCTCAAGGGGTTTAAACACGGCCTCTGGTACGCCCGAAGCCTCATCCACGACAACCATCATGTAGTCTTCGTGGAAGCCGGCAAGTGTTTCAGCCTGTTCCTCGCTAGAGGACTTAGGGTTTGAGGTACGGGCGACGGCGAACCACTCTTTTCCGCCCCCCTCGGAGAACATGATTTTTTTATTCTGAATCTTGAGCCATTTTAGAAGTATTGGCTCGCCGTCCTCGTCCGGTTTGCTCTGTTTGGCCCACTTATACACCTCTGACCAGAGAATATTATCAAGCTGATCGGCTGTGGGTGCCGTACAGGGTATCTTCGAGTTAGGGAAACAGCACAGGAACCAGCAGATCGCCCAAGCACAAAAGGCATCTTTGCCGGTACCGTGACCGGATTGGATGGAGATGCCCATCTTGCGCGCGAGTTTATATTCTGCGTCTGTTAGCTTCTCCCCCCGCGCGGCCCTAATTTTCGCGGTCACAAGCTCACCCAGGGCACCAAGCACCTCTTCCTGCTGTTGCGAGGGTGTAGCCCCGATAACATCCTTAACGAACGTCAGGGGAGAGCGGATCCAATCCCTGTAGACGTCCTTGATTTCCATTTACTTGCCATTGCCCCATTTTGTTTCGGCAATCTTCTCTATCGAGCGCCCTACAACGTATCCGCTAACGCCAAGGGTCAGTAGACTCCACATTTTCTCCGGAAGCTCGAGTACGGCTGCCGGAATCCCGAAAAGGGTCAGATATGGATAAACGATGTAGTTGTTCACTATGATTGCCATAATGGAGAGCATCAGCATCGGCCTCCAATTACGTTGAAGCCAATGTCCCTGCACCTCGGCAAGGATAACCTGTAGTTGCGCCTGCAATACCTCAGATACCTTCCCGAGAACGCTGGCGCATAATTCGTTGCTCAATTCCTCCCGTTCCTTGTCGCTCATTTTTTCCGGAGGCAGAACTCGCTTTAACACGCCATTGATTATGCCTCCTATGGGGCCTCCGAGAGCGCCCAGGATCGTTCCAATTATTGCCATACAATACCTCCAATGTTAACGTGTGCGCAAGTTGCTTTTTTTAAATCAGGTTCCGTTTGACTAGTTCCTCAAACACACCATAGGCCGCCTTAATCGCTGTTTCGCGAGTGATTTGGATGCGGCCCCCTTCATAGGCAAGCGTAAAGATGTCTTGACCGATATGGTATTCGATCATGATATATTTCGGCGACACAATTCCAATGCCGATAATATTTAGCTGCCCCAGGTATCCGAAGACGTAGGTAAAGTTATGCCTATCTTCGCTGAACGACCAAACCAACATCTTGCGGCCGTATATATCCGGCTCGACGCCCTGTACCATCTCCAGAGCTTTATCAAAGGGGTTGGGAATTTCTGCTGCCTGGCCCAGGACCATCCCTGCTACCGATAGGATGATAAATATGGTGCCAAACAATACAAACAGATTACCGATCAAAACGATCCTTTTCATGCAGTTTCCCTTTCTCGTTTTAGAATCCGACATTTACGCTTTTAGGTTTGCCCTTCGGTGCTCCGCCTTCGCCGCCGTGCGGCGCCGTGGTGTTCGTTATGGGCACCTTTACAGGTTTCTTTTTCTTCTCTGCTGCGCGCTCGCGTTCCATTTTTTCCTTGAAAAACGCCCTCTCTGCCGGGGTCAGTGTAACCCCGAGGCCTCCCGAAGTCTGCTTTATCGGTACAGACCCCTCTATGGCTTTGTTAACTTTATCAACATATGTTGGTGTTACTAATTTTCTTGCTCTTTCTAGCCAACCCATATTGTTCCTCCAGTGAAATAGGCTGACGCCGCCCTGTAGGGGACGACGTCGATCACTCCTTCTACGCGTGGTAGGCGAGCTGTATAAACTTTGCAATCAAACAGACGCTTAACAGGGAGGCCAAAAGGACCCAGAAGAAAAGGCACAATATTGCCTTGAAAAGTTGTCGGTCCATTTAAAGCCCCCGGTTTAAGTTAAGGTCACCAGTTAAAATCCTATATCAACTTCTCCGCCGTGTTTGCGAATCCCTTTCTTGCCTGCTGCGATACGGGTCATGGCTGTTGCCTCGATCTGTTTGGCCTGGGCCATGTCCTCTGCGGCCTTTCGGGCCTTGCCGAAGCGCTCTGTATCTGACCGGATTACATCGCTCTCCGCCATGGTTCTGGCGTCGCTCTCGGCCTCCCAGTCGTGTTTTGATTCCTTTGACATGGTAATTCCTCCTATGTTAAAACTCCCGGTTTTGCTCCCTCGGCTCCCTTATGCGCTCCGGGAGGTCGTCAAAATCTGGGGTCTCTGCCAGGCCCTTCTCGTAGGTTCCCGGCTGCATTATTCCCTTGTCCTCGAGGTCGCGAATCTTCGCTGCCTGTGCCTTGCTCTTGAACTGCATAAATTCTCCTTAAAACCCTACCGCTACGGCGGCGGGGTTGCCGCGTTTGTGCCGGTGCTTGCCGGCCATGATGGCCCGGTGTTGCGCCTGGGCCTCGCCCTTGGTCCCGAACCTGGAGATAACCTTTCCCCGTTCCTTGCTGTGACAATGCTTTGTGGCGTAACCGCCCCGGACCTTAGCGATCATAATAAATAGCCCTTTCGACACGGAAGGTGCCCCGGCACCATTTACAGATAATTCTTGGCCAGTCGCGCTTTGAAGCTGCTATTTTTGCGCGTGGATACCAGCCTCGCAGGCTACACTTAGGGCAAACTAAAAAAACGTTGAGCCGGAGCCAGGCCGCCTTCTTCTGAAGAGCCGATGGAGAGGGGGGGGTTACACAGATGCCGCAGGTCGCATACCAGCGCACAAAACAGAGCCGGTGAGGATCGCGTTTGTCTTTCCCCATCTGAGCCCGCACCATCCGCCCGCAGCCTTTACTGCACAGGGGCCGGGGTGAACGCTTGAACACGTGCCCCCGCCTCCGATCATGGGGAGGAAACTCCATGTTCCTGATCCGCGTTGTACCCCAGGACATCTTGTCGACGATCTGCATTATTCGCCACTCCCCATTACCGTCATCTGTAAGAGCATATACCCAATTATAACACAGAGCCCAAGTAAAGCATGAATTAAATTAAATCCTAAAAAGAGGAACATCCTTTCCCTCCTTCCCCAGCAAGAGCTTACACGTACATTCCCTCTCCTCCGGTAAAAGCCTGCGCCGACAAACCGGACACCGCCTCAAAGACTTAGGATGCCAACAACCCCCTTGCCCCACACCCTTGCTCATCCCCGGTAGTACTCCATTCCTGTCCACACCTAACTTGCCTTTGCGCCTCATTATAGCCACCTCATGATAAGCCGCATAACTACCCGAGAATGTAGACGAAGATACCAGGATAAAATGCGACAAGGTAATACGCAAAACTGATACAACTGCCACTTCTGTCTGATATTTAACATGTTCCCTCCTTTTGAAGTGCCCCGCGATTGGGATGGGGGTCCAATGACAATGACGCAAACCAAGGAGGTGATACCCCCCCACCCCCCCCCTGGGTGTGCACGTTAACGCATAGTTAACATAATATACATTATAGGCCACCTTTTTATAACCTATTGTTATCGCTACGCAATATTTAAACTATACAGCCCGATAGTTAACATAACTAGATATATGCATAAGGCATGCCAAACTAGACTTCATTCAGCGCTGCTTGCATAAACTTGCTTAACACTGCGATGTTGCTGGTACTTTTATTGCTTAATAGGCGCTCCTTGTCGAAAAAGGTAATAAACGCTGCATTTAGTGTTTTCAGCCAATTTATTTTGTCACTTGCAGTTAAAGTATTGTCTTGTAACTGCTTTTCCAAACTTGTATTCAGCTGCAATGCTAGCTCTATTGCTTGTTT